CTATGTTCTGTATTGTGTACAGAAAGTTTCCCGAATCGGGAAGTTAAAAGTGTTTGGTCAGGGTCGATATTAGTAATGAAATCCAATTTGTTAATCTTATGCTTTCACATAAGTTCAGACTATATTATCCTTATGCGGTTCTAGCGTGTAGTCGTTGGGAGTTATCATGCAATCTTAATTGTTTGAAGTGATTTAGACGACTTTGCTTCCTGTTTAAGTGAAATACAAAATCAGATTTAGCTAATGACTTTAAATTAACTCTAAATCCATAAATGTCTTTTTTTGGTGACCTTTGTGGGATTTCTATTAATTTCTTTGTTTCAATGCCGACTAAGGCAAAAACCTTTTTAATAGATAAGGCCCACATGAATGTTGTTCTGTAACCACATTCAAATCGCCAGTTACTTCCATTTGTTCTAGCACTCATATATCCATCGCTATCCATAATGCCTTCTAAAAAAGCAATTTGTTTGCTTTTATTCCAAGAAAACACATATTCTGGAACAAACTGTTTCCTATGTGTATCTTCATATATTTTTTTAAAATATATGTTACCAACGGAACAAGTATATACTGGATTACCAGACGAAGTTTTTCTTTTAACTTCTTTTACTTTAACGTCACGTCCAGTTTCAACTGACAGAATGTTCGCAGCGTAATCAACAAAATCTTTGTCGATTGCTTGCAATGTAAATATGTAATTGTTATCGCTTCGTTTTTCTATATGACCGTCTCCAAAATAGAGACCTAACAGATATGCATAATTCTTCTCTGCTGATTGCCCATTTATCATATGAACATCTCCTTTATTTTCACACTTGGGTAAAAAGAGCTTTAGGGGTTTCCAGCATATAGCTAGATTTTACATGAACAATTTCATTCATTCATGTCTTCGACCTTACCAACCACGTTGTAAGACTTAACAGCCGTTTGTTGGGACAATTAAGTACCTCCTTATTTAGAAAAATATCCTAGTTTAGAAATAATATCGGCTTGTTGGTCCACAGATAATCCACGTAATTTAGAATAATCAATTTCTGTTGTTGGACTACCTGGTGGAACAGTAGCGGCACCAGCACCCTCTACAAATGGCGGTTTCATAGATGGTTTCGCCTGTGGTACTGGTTGTTTTCGTTGAATGGTTGGTACTTGGTTAGCACCATAATACTCATTACGCACAGCTGACATGTATGCGTCAATTGTTTGCGAATCATAGTTATCCATCGCCTGTTTAATCTGAACAGCTTGTGCATAAGGTAAGTTATTTAGTTTTTCCAACGCCAATTGATTAATAGCTTGGAAGTTAGGGTCTTGGAAATATTTGCCCATTGTATGATTAAAATTGTCTACCACACGTTGATGGTCTGCTTCTTGTTGACGAGCCGCATAGATTTCAGCTTTAACGTTAGCAATACTATCAGCGTAAGCCGCTTGATGTAACGGATTATATTCATCGAATTCCTCCCCTAATGCTGATTGCACTTCTTTACGAGCGTATGCATCAAGTTGAGTGTAATAATCACGTTGCGTAATTTGCGGTTGTTGCGGTACTGTTTGTTGAACTTGAGGTTGAGCTTGTTGAGCATTAACATTTGGTTGTACTTGAGGAGCTTGGTTGTACTGCAAGTGGCGTCGTTCTTCTGCAAGAGCTTGCGTTTTGCGAGTATAATCTTGATTTCTCATGTATCCATGCAATAACTCGTCAAGGGTTACTTCTTGTTCTTGACCGTTCACTTTGACAACATAAGTATCTGGTTCTGCTGGTTGTCCTTCTGGTTCAGCTGATTCACCTTCAGGGTCCTGTTCACCTTCTTCTTCGCCATCACCGAATCGACCATTGTTGAAAAATACAGGATTGCCATCTTCATCAATACCAAAATCTGGCACATCTTCTGTATTGGAGTCCACTTCGGGTTGCTCCAAATCAACTTCTGCTTCATCTTCGCCATCTGCGAAAGTTTGCAAGTCAAACTTAAATTTTAAATCTTCCATGTTACCTCCTTCACTCCCATATTGGGTTGGTGAAAATTAATTAATAAGAACCTCGACCTGTACCCCAGAAACTTGTACTCATGGGACTACGGGAAGCTTTGTATGAAGCCATACTATCGCTATCAAGTTGGTCAAAACCAACGCCGTATGAAGGCTGAGGTGCTGGCGTAGGTGCTGGTGCTGAAGCTGGTTCTTCGCTATAGTAGCTAGGCTCGCTATAATCATACGAAGATTGTTCTGCATAAGCTCTAGCAGCCTCTTCTTCAGCTTGTCTACGCAAGGCTTCTTGTTTTTTCAAATACTCTGCATAAGGTGCCTTTAATGCTCCAACGCTGTACAAATTTTGAATTTCTTGTGGGTCAAACTCTGTACGTGCTTTCATAGAGCTAATATCATCATCTTTCCAACCTAAGCCTTGCAATGTTTTGTCGTCTGCCCATTGGTAACCCATACCTTCGGCAAATGGGTTTTGGCGACGCCAAGCTTGGTCTTTAGGAATGGTAGCCATGCGTTCTTGGGCAATTTCGCCCATTGTTTTAGCTGGTAATTTACCTTCAGCACTGTCACGATAACGTTGTTCTGCTTGCTTACCTTGTCGCAAGATTTCTGCGATTTTAGCAGAAAAATCAGAACTTAAACCTGGGTGTGATTGTTGGTAGGCACGTGTATCAGCTTCATCGGCACGAGCTTGTGCTTGTGCTTTGGTTTCAAAACGTGGAGCCATACTTACAGACATATAATCTGTGTTTGGTGCAAATTTACCTTTTTCTGGTTCTACATATGGAGTATTAGCTTCCATACGAGCTTGTGCCATATTACTAGGTTCTTGTTGAGCCCTGTAATCCTGTAGTGTTTGTGGTGCTTGTTGAACACCCGCTTTTTCTGCTAATGCCATAGCAATTGGAGAAGGGTTGGCACTACCTCTCCAGTCTGCGAATCGAATTCCCATTTCATTCCTCCTTAGACACCTGGAAAATATCCAGTACGTTGTAAATACTCTTCTTGCTGTTTAAAGTCAGCAAGCTCTTTATTGGCAATCTGTCCACTAGCAATTGTAGACGCTAGGAACGATTTAAAACCCTCCGATGCCAGAAGGAGGTTCCTGTACTCCACTAGACGGTCCTCTTGACACGTTTTGAGGTTGCTGATTATCCACTCTTGATAGGCCTCCAGCCAATCCTCCAGAAAGGTTAGGGCCGCCGAAGCCTCCGCCCCCAGGTTGCCCTGTTGAATTAAATTGTTGATTTCCGTCTGGTTCATTTCCCGCTCCTCCGAATAATACTTGTAATTCTGGTGGTAATTGCAATAGATATTGTGGTGGCAAAATACCGAACTGAGCATAATATTGTAATGCGTCTGGTGGTAATTGGCTCAATACCTGTTGTTTTAACTGCATTTCCATAACCATACGTTGTTGTGTAACGTTAGGGTCAGTAATATAATCACCATAGTTTTTAAAACCGATACTTTCAATCCACTTTTTAAACAGATTGTAAATATTTTCGGGCGTAGAAACCATGTATCCGCCAGCATTTGCTTGCATTAACGCTGTTAAAAGCGTTTGTGTAGCCATGATAGTAGATTCTTTAGTAGCAATACTGATACCAGCATTAACAATTAAGTCAAAACTACCGTCCAAATCTTCTGGACTAATCTTCAGTTCTTTGTTAGTTAAACGAATTACTGTTTGTTGGTCGATAAACTTTTGATTTAAAGACACCATAAAACGGAACAGTTCAGATAAACCTGTTTCAGCGAACATACGAGCTACTAATTCAAGACGTTGTGCTGATTGTCCAAGGATTGCAGATATACCTGTAGCTGTTTTATTAAGACTATTAGCATCTAAACCTTGGTTATAACGAGTAATACCAGTGCGGTTTTCTTTTTGCCCTTCAATCCACTCTAAGAATTGGAATGTTTGTGGTGCTAATGGAGTAATATTCATTGGCATAGCCACTTCATTCATAGAATGACCAGCTTTCATACGGATAACTTTACGCCCTTGCACAAAGTCATCAATATTGATAGCGGATTCGTCTAACAACATCTTAGGGTCGTTAGTCAACGCAACATTTTGCATGATTTGACGTGTTAACGCAACTTTTAGGTCTTGTAATTCGCCAATTAACTCTGCATATGAACGCTTAACCCAAATACGATGAGGGTCTTTTGTAGGAGAAATAGCAAAAAATGGGTGTCTACCCATGTAATTTTGTTCCATACGGATAATCGTATCTCCGCAAATGGTGATAATCATATCTTCTAAGATACCATCATTATTAATGTCGATTTTTGTATAACATTCATAGATAACCACTTCTTGACGGGCAGTTTGCTCGTCTTTATTTATGTCTACGTAATTATCGCCAATAACCTGTTCTACTTGGTCTACGTTCATGCCGTTGTAATTGCCGTTAACACGGATATCGTCGATATTAGCGTATACGCCTTGTGCTTCACGTTCACGTAAATAAGACATCGTTACTTTACGTTTATGGGCTACGAAGTTGGCTTCTTCTAAAGACTTAGCGTCTGGAGAATATAAAAACTCACTTACTAGAATATTTTCTAATTTAGGTGCGTTTTTGCGGTAATACGGCAATTGATAGGTAACAGAGAAGTCACCAAATTGGTCTGGGCCTTGAATGTCTTCAATGGTTACACCAGTTTGTGTAAGAGCCTGTAGTGCTTCGTTGTTAAGTACAGCTGTTTCTGTTGTGTATCCCTCTGTACGCTCCCAATAACACTTAATAATACCCATACCAACAATTAAAGAATCTTTCATCCAGTTATACAAAACTGTAAAAAAGTTATTTTGTCGTTGTAGTTGATATACCAACAACTCTTGCATGGTTTCTGCTTTCGTATCATCTTCTTCTGTAACACCAGCAATGGTAATTACTTCATCAGAGCCAGTAAATACCTTCATCAAAGATGGTAATGCCCATTCAATTGTGTCGGCTACGTCTGTAGATACAAGGTCAGAGGTCTTAGAAAGAATAGGGAACTTCTGACGGTAGTAATCTTTATCGGCATAATAGATTTCATAGCGTTCTCGAACTGCTGGTTCGACAATAGAAGCTTGATATGCTTCGGCACGTTGAATATCGTTCTGCACGTATCGGACTACTGTCTTATTTAAGTCCTGTAATACGGATTCACTATCCATTTAACCTCCTTAATCAAAAATACAAATAATATTAGAGTGAGCCATTAACAAATATTTTTTACCTTCAATTGTAATTTCTTGTGTATATGGCCCAAATTGAACCACGTCACCTTCTTGAACTTCGTTATGTACCCATTTACCATGGTCGAATTTACCTTCTCCACTAGCAAATACTGTGCCAATGTTCTGTGCTTTTGGTGTGGAACCAAGAATAATGCCACTTTCAGTAGTTTCTTCTTTTACTTCTGGGATAACTAATACGTTGTCATGCAATAATTTCATTACATTGCACCTCCTAATGGAATGTCACTTGTACTTACATTACTAAAGTTACTAACAGGTGGCACAGCAATCTGACTGATATAAGCTAAAGCGTCAATCAAGTCATCGTGTAACCCTTTAGGGAAACTTTGTAATTCACTTTCGAGTTCTGTGAGGAACTTGGCTCCCATAGGGAACCACACACTACCAGTTTTAAACCGTGGTTGAAGAGTAGCGATACGTAATTCCTTACGACTAGACGCTTCTAAGTCCTTAACAGTAAACCAAATATTACGTTTAGGCATTTCTTTCTCTAGGTAATGCTTAACAGAAGCTTGGTATGCTACTTTTTCTACACCTACATAGATAGGTCTATACTTCTGTACCGCTCTAAAAATAGCGTCAATTGTTTGTGATGGGTCATACCTATCATAATCAACATCTAAGATAAACCACTTATTATCTGGATTAACAGCTACTGTACAAACAACTGTGTAATCGGCACTTTCTTTTTCAGAAATAGCCAAATCGACTGTAGTATAAATAGAACAATCTTCTAACTTTAACTCGTTAGGAGCGTAATACATGAAGTATTCTTTCTTAAACATTTGACGTTCTGGAGAAATAGCAATACACATCTTTTCTCTTTCCCAAATGTCTAGCTTACCTAACGCCCTCCACGCTTCTTTCTCTTCGAGAATTTCCTCTACTGGGAAACGTTCTGGCCAATTGGAAGCTCCTTCGTCGTCCATAACAGGAATACGTAATGCATTAAATTTAAGTAAGTCTTTATTCTCGATAACCTGTTCAATCAAACATTTCTCGCCAAGGTTATTACCAATCATAAAGATACGAGTCTTCTTACCAAGGAAATAAGCGTCTGATAAAAACCAATCGTAGTCATTACTTTGTACAGTATCTGACATGGAATCTTCAACGTCTTGAGGGTCGTCAATTACGATAATATCTGGTCGTTTATCACCCCATAATAAACCACGGATAGAAGAGCCTTTACCATATGCTTCCATACGGACACATATTTCTTCACCTTTCTCGTCGGTCACAACACATTCGAACGCTTTCTCTGATTGTTGCTTAACCTTCACCAGGTTTAAACTTAAAAACTCATTGGAAACGTATGTTTCAGCAATTTCCTTTAATTGCTTACTAGCCTTCGTTTGGTTAGCCATAATAAACACAATATAATTGGCTTTCTTAGAAGGATATGTTAAACGATACAAAGGAAACGCCCTTAGTACGAAACTCGACTTCGCTGATTCACGGAACCCTTCAATGGCAAAGTGCTTGTTCTCATGTAACAAAATGTCACTCCACTTATAGTGGAACCAAGCTGGCTCTACTTCTTCTTCGATAGGTAGAAACAATCGGTGGAATGTAACTAAATTCTCTTTCCCTCTCCTAAATGCTTCCGCTATCTTGTCTTGTGCAGTAGATATAAAACCACCTCCTATAGTTAATAAAGCTCATTATCTCTGGAGGTATTTATATATAAGTGTAAATATAATTCAAAAATTAATTTTACTGGTAACGGTCTATCTATATAGGGGGTACCCTTTTGGGAAGCCCCACCCTCTTATAAATCTGGGGAATTTTTAAAATATTATGGGAGAGGGTCTATAAATCTGGGGAAACAAATGGCATATTCTATGGGAGTGTTTATAAATCTGGGGAAAGGGTCTCTAAACTGGCGGGGGTGACATGGGGGGCGGTGTAATGCGAAGCCCCACCCCTTGGCTAGATGATTCTCAATCTCAAATACAGGGCAAAAAGTAGGCAATTACCGATAAAGAGAAGTAAAAAGGCTGTAAAGCCAGTAAATACAACGATTTCTAGGATTTATAGCTCATGTGGTTTAGTGTAACCATCGAAAGCAAGCAACCAACCAAGCAAGCAAGTAGATAGCTCTTAGAAAACTGAATATAGGTGAGTAGCTGTATAGGCTATCTGTTAAGGGTTTCAATATCTTAACCTAATATATTAAAACACTTAACGAAAGAGGCAACTATCATGACAATTAAAAAATCTATCAATACAGCTAACAAAACTACAAAATCTACTGTAAAGGCAACTGGCAATACATTCAGTCTTAAAGACAATGTGTTAACATTGAAAATGCACGTTGAGTTTAACAAAACTCAAACAGGGCTTAAAATCAATGATTTAATTACCGACCCTAAGGGATATAAAAAGGCTGTTTTTACTGATAAAGCTGGCAATACTTTAACACTATTCAAAACTGGGTTTGAGTATGAAAGCAAGGTAAAAAAAGAAAAGCCAATTACTGTTGATACTAAAAAACTTGACGTGCTAGATGATGATGAAAAGACAGCCCTCATGGCTATCCTTTCGAAATTAGCATAACTATAACAGCCTTAACAGGTAGTCTATAGAGTTACTCACCTAAAAATACGATGTTATATATATGTTAAAGTTTTTGCTTTAAAATCCCGTGTTTTTTGAGACTGGGTTATACATATGTTATAGCATTGTAAAGAAAAGTATTTTAAAATTGGAGGATATTATGAAAATCTTTATCAATTATGCTTTAAACCATGCTTTTCACACTGCACAAAGCCGTGATAAAATCAGTGCTATTAAGCACATGATACACCATGGCATGGAGCCTATTAAGGCTACACGCTTTATAGAGGCTATGTCCAAGGATATTACTGATACATGGCAAGATGAAAAGGCTTTTTGTATGCAACGTAAAAGCGTATTGAAATGCTACGAAAACGCTGTATTATCTGGGTTCCGTTGGTATGAGGTGTTATAATGGCGAAAATCTGGTTAAATAATGCTTTACGCCGTGCTATCTGGTATGGTTTAGACCGTGAATTAAGCCGTGAATTTGCAAAATGGAACGGCTACCCACACAACCCATATGGGGATTCGTGTATCCGTGAGGATTGTAACCGCCTGTATTGGAAAGACAAAGCGTGGGCGTTTAGGCATCAACGTACATGGAATGGTGAAAGAAACCCCATGATAATAACTTTTTATGGCTTTAAATGGGGTGATGTATTTAAATTTTTATAAGAAAATTGGCTAGTTTACGGACTAGCCTTTTTTTGCGTTATAATACCGAACATATATTCTATTTATAAATAATAATTAACAAATTAAATTATTGTATACAATATATTAAATTGTATAGGGTTATGGGTTTATGAATACAGGTGATACAGTAGTATCTCTATATAGGGTTATTCTGATATATATGATTAGTGAAAGGGAATTTATTTTTTCTTTTCCCCGTTTTCACTCTTTACAGTTGTATTGGCTTGTATCGTGCTTTGCATTGCCTGTATAGGCAACGTGTTATATATTGGCTTATGAGTGAATTATAACGCTTATACGCGTTACTATATTTTAGTAATAGCCCTAGAATTGATTATATAGCCCTCTAAGCCCTTTTTATATCTCTTTATGTATAATCACTCTATCCAATCATTTAAAACACCATACGGAGCGAATAAACGAATTTTATTTATAGGTACATACGTTTGTATGTATCTTTTTTTATTACCTGTATTGATACATATCTATATATAGATACATGATACGGAATTTATTTTTCTTATTCCCTGTTTTTAGTTTTATATATATCCTGTTTTCATATTTTTATCATTTCACTTTTTCACCACTAACATTTATCTTGCTAGTTGATTATCATTGCGAAACCGTCAAGGTGTCTGAGATGTCGAAAAGCCACGAACCCAGCAATCATCACGATTCTGGCGTTTTGAAATTCATGTGCTACAGTGAGTGCAGTCGATGAGTTCGATAACCCAACGACTACACATACACACACTTATGTGTGTAGTGTAAATATCCATGTTTTTATTCAAGGAGGAATTACCCTATGGATATTCAAACAGTCCAAGCGATTGGACAAATCTTAGCATGGACTACTGTATTAGTAGGCTATGTATTCATGTTTATGTTTATGTATTTTTTATTAAAAAAGTGAGGTCTTTATTATGGAAAAGCAAATTATGGATATTCTCAATAAAGCATGTAGAGGCTATGTATGGGGTGAAATGTATGTAGCCCAAATCTGGCAAGTCATAGATAAAGAGAATTTGTCAGAAAAAGAAAAACAGAAGTTGCTATTCAAATATATTCGTGAGCTAGAAAGTGCTACGGACTGCGAAATTGATATCGACGACCTCGATAATATTTTAAATGCAGAGTATTCGGTCGAAGTCCTAAAAAAAGAAATGAAAGAGGCTGAGAAAGACGGCTACCCTACTGGTTGGTATATCGGAATGATTGAACAATTAGAATCAGAAAAGGAAAACTAAAATGAAACAATATGTGTTCAATAACAAAATTTATAACTGCGAACTTCTTACTGAAAATATGGAATCCAAGAAACTCTTTTATTTTTTGAGAAGCGTGGATAATCCAAGCGATGTAATTAAGGTCGCTATGGAAGATATGCCAGAGGAATACTCACCTAAAATGGTGAAATTCCAAGCTGGCGATATTGTTAGAGTTAACAACTCGTACATTGACCATATCCAATGCGATATGGAATTTGATGTGAATGTACGGCCTACGGAACACATCTTAGACTCCAATGGAGTCAAAATCACTGCTGGTCGTGAGTATATTAGCACTGAGGGCAAGTTTTTCAAAGTCGGCACATATGACATTTTGTGGCAATGGAACCAAAGCTCAGGGACGATTGACGGTGCTAAATTAGTCGCTACTGGTTCTGTTAGCTTTATCAGTGGTAAAGCAATCGAAAAACCAATCCACCTCCAATACAGAAATATGGACGTAGTGGTTGATGAAAGCGAGTGCGTCCAATCTACACTTTCTGGCGAACATATTCCAGAAGCATGGGACCACCGTTATGTGGAAGATGGTGATGATATCGTCACATATGACGATATTCGGAATGGACTAACCGACGATTATGAAATCTGCGAGGAATGTGGCGATATATACCACACCGACGATATGACGGATACACATGATGGTCGTATCTGTACAGGTTGTCTTGACAACTCTTATATGTGGTCTGATGTCATGGAGCAATATATTCATGAAGATGAGTGTGTTTGGGTTGGCGACGAAGTTATGACAGACAGCTATCGGGAAGATAACTACACCCAATGTGATTGTTGTGGTGAGTGGTTCGATATTGAATATGAGGGTGGTACATCAGACGATGGCTATGATTTATGTGACAGCTGTATTAATAATTATCGATTAGACAACGGCTCTGTCTACTACAAAGATAGTGGCTATATCCGTTGTTATCACCCAGATATTAACCTTCACTTTTATGGTAACGGACCTAAATTCTTAGGGTGTGAATATGAGGTGCAAGGTGGCGGTTGCAACTCTAATATCGCAGAAAGCATCTTTGGCGATTACAAAGAATTCTACTGCTCTTCCGATAGTAGCCTTGACGAAGGGTTTGAGGCAATTACTCACCCTTGCTCACCGAACTATCTACTAAGCAATATCGATTGGGAAGAAATCACAAAACGCCTAGCTCGCAACGATTATGATGACGAAGAGGGTGCTGGATTTCACGTCCACATTAGCCGTGAACACTTCAAATCCCAGTCTCATATTGGCAAGCTCATCAAGTTTTTCTCTGAAAACTACCAAACACTCATGGATTTCGGTAATCGTGATTGGGATAACGCAACAGATTATGCCGCACCAACAGAATATGACGATGATGATAAATTCATCGACATTTATAACGAAACACGTGGAGATAGATACCACGCAGTAAACGTGTGGCCAAATGCTACAGTCGAAATTCGTTTGTTTAACACAACGTATCGACCAGAAGTAATTCGTAGTTACATTCAGTTTGTGGATATTATCACTGACCTAGCGAATGGGCTTTATTGTGACATGACATTCGAAAACGTTCGTAAAGAGGCTACAGAACGTGGCTATAACGAACTTGTAAATTACATGAACAAGCAAGGTATTTAATTATAGGAGGACAAAATAATGTGTGTGATTGCAGTATATAACAAAGAATTAGAATTAAATAAAGCGGAATTACAGGAATGTTTTGATAACAACCCAGATGGTGCTGGTTTCATGTATTTTGACGAGAAATCGCAAAAAGTACATATTTCAAAAGGCTACTTTACTTTTGATAGCTTATGGAAAGAGCTTGAAAAGCTCCCTACCAACATTGACCGTGTTATTCACTTTAGAATAGCAACATCTGGTGCTATTGGTACTAGCACCTGTCACCCATTCCCTGTATGTAATGACTACAAGAAAATGGGGTTAGGTGATAGCTATTCTGACATTGGACTAGCACACAATGGTGTAATGTACGAGTATACACCACTCAAAGGCATGAAAGCCAAATATTCCGATACCATGCGATTTATCAAAACTATGGTTTACCCATTAGGTAAAGCGTTATGGATTCCACAAGTACAAGAATTACTGGAGGACCATGTGAGTGGTAATAAATTCGCTATCGTCGCAAAAGACCAACTGGTAATATTAGGCGATTTCGTGCAATCGAAAGAAAGTCACGCCTTATACAGCAATAGTAGCTACAAACCCTATGTACCCACAAAAAGTCAATGGCAAAACTATTATTTCTCTAAGCCAGTTAAACAAACATCGTTCGATTATGACGATTTTGATACTAGCGGTTATGTTATACACGATGATTATGGGGCTTATGAAGTATATCCAGTAGAGTTATTTACTGGTAAAGTTACCGACGATAAGGCAGATGAATTTATCGACGCTTTTTATGATGTAGCTGATAGCCTTGGTTGTGGTGTACATGATTTCGAGATTAAAGAATACAGTATTGTGTTCTACGTTGACGACCCTACCATCATGGACGGTGAGAATATTCTAGGTAAACACGTATTAATGGGTAATTTGAATTACGGGAAAGGGAAGTAACAACTTCCCCTCTTCCCTACTATGAGGTGATAGCAATGACTGGAATAGAATTATTTGAAGGTTATTTCAAACAAGGAGATGTGTTTGTGTGGCATCGTCTAATTAGCAGTGTTCCTATAATGTGCGAGATTACAGATATTCAACCCGATTACGACAATATGCTGTGTAGAACATCACGCAAAGACAGTAGATTAGGTTATGACCATAGCCATGGTACATTATGCAAACTAAAAGAAAATACTCCTCATATATATAAATTAATAGAGGATTATTTAGAAGGAGAGTGGGCAAAATGACAGCTCGTGAAATATTCGAAAGCTATTTTAAATGTGATGATGAATTTGTATATATGCCAGATGAAACACTACAACAACGCTTTAAAGTATACGATATGCGACGGAATGAAATTGAAATGGCTGTTATCAGAATTAGTTCCCCTAACCAACCATTCACATACTTTTTCAAGCTACCCAGTGAAATGCAAAGTGTTTACAAGGTAATTCAAAAGTTTAGAAGATGAGGTGATGAAATGCATAATAGACTTCCCCTACTCCCTCACCAAGCACAAGGCGTGAAATACATATTAAATAATAGTTCCGCCTTTGTGTGTGATGATATGGGAATGGGTAAAACTAGAACAGTAATTGAAGCCATGTTTAAAAGAGGTCAATTCCCTATCTTAGTAATATGTCCAGCTAGTTTAAAAATTAACTGGAAAAACGAAATTGAACGTTGGATTGGTGTAACAATTCCAATCGATGATTTATCACAAAACGTGATTATTACTAACTACGAACGTATGAAAAAATACAAGTTCGATATTAAAGATATACCAGTAAAACAGCTGGTACTTGATGAAAGCCATTCTTTCAAAAACGATAGTAGTCAACGTACAAAACTAGCGTTGGAATGGTCTAAACGGATACCATACAAGATATTAATTACTGGTACGCCAATGCTTAACAGGCCAAACGAATTAGTTACTCAAATGCAGATTTTAAATAATATTCACAAGGTAGGTGGTGCAGAACATTTTCTTAATACATATTGCAATCCTCGCCATAGTCAATACGGAATTGATTATAGCGGTGCTAGTAATCTTAAACGATTACACAACGTTATGAACAAGATTTGGTTAAGGCGTACAAAAAAAGACCTGGCTAATCAGTTGCCATGTAAAACAATCGTTCCTATACCAATTATAGAAATGGAACAACCAGCTCCCCATTCTTTCAGTGAGATTGAAAGATATGACAAAGCGGTATTACGGTCTAAACTTTCACCCTCGGTAGATTTCATAAATCAGTTAGTGGAACGTGGCGAAAAAGTAGTCGTGTTCGTACATCATAAGGACATTGGTAAAGCATTAAACCTAGCGTTCCCAGAAGCAAGCGTTATTGTAGGCGGTCAATCGCCTGGTATTAGACAAGTAAACATAGATAACTTCCAACTAGGTGAGACGCAAGTAATTATATGTAGCTTGCAAGCTAGTGCAGTAGGCTTAACACTCACATCAAGTAGATGTGCAGTGTTTATAGAGTATCCTTGGTCCCCCGCTCTATTAGCTCAAGCACAAGATAGAGTACATCGATTAGGTCAAAACAAAGATGTGTTTATCTACTACCTATATGGTAAAGGTAGTATTGATGAGTACAGATTAAATACAAATAGTTTTAAGAAAGCAGTCATTGATTATGTAGTAGATGGAGGTGCTTTATAATGAGTATGTTTGAAAGATATTTAAGCGAAGAATTTGATGAACCAATCGAAAAGTGTTTTGAAGATTTAAAAAATACACTTGCTGTAAAAAAGAAAGGTAGTAATACTGTATTATATTATATTTATGGAAACTATGTAGTAGAAGCTGTAATGAGGTGGTTTTCTCTTTCCGACAAGAAAAAAAGCCAACTAAAAAAAGACTATCTAAAATGGCTTGTGGATAATCATAAAAAATTTACACTTATTGATGATACATATTTTGTATATGAAAAAACCGAAGTAAAACGCATGAAAAAAGAAATTATAGCTAAATCGAATAAAATTTTTATTAACGGAGAGGATAAATAAAATGTTTGATGGAATTTATATAACAAAATCATACGGAACATGGTTTCCTTTTAAATGTGAATGTGAAACTGAAAAATTATGGCCATTTGGTTGTACATATGTAAACGCCTGGACGCCTAGACTAGATAGGTTGCAAGAAAGCCCATACGATTTTGTGTGTAAAGAACCAATGTCAACCAATGATTGGAATGGTATTTATAAAGTAATTGAAATGTATAGATAAGGAGAAATACTTATGGAAAAGAAAATGACTAAAGAACAAATGTTAAAAATTATTACTGATTTCGCTGATTTGATGGAATACATTTACAACGAAAGAATGTACTGGTACGAACAACGTGGGAATATGGATAAAGCACTATCTGATATCCACCACGCTATAGAAAATGATTACGATGAGAAAGACAGCAACAAATATGCTAAACTCATGTATGAAGTAACAAAAGAACGTCGTAAATACAAAGATATGCAAGAATTATTCTTGCCAGTGTACAACGCATATAAAAGTCACCCTACCCTATCTTCCGCTATCTGGAATATGAGAAAGTATGACGGAATGATTAAGGAAGGTCGTACATACGAACCTAAAATTTTACACGAGCTATTTGAGAAAGGAGGTCATTAATATGAATATTGTATTGCAACAGTATAGCAGTAGTTGCTATAACGTGTGGGAAAATGTGTGTCTTAACAATAAATCAGATTTTTTAGATGGGCTTAACGGTCTGTATAGAGTACATACATATCATGAGGAAATATATAAGAAAGAATTAAGTCTCTGTAACTGGAGTTACAAAGATTTATATCTAGTAAAAGAAGTGTATGGTGGTTTTGTAGAAGCAATACAGAAAGGAACGTATTAACATGGTTAATGTAGTACAACAAGGTTGGAGTCGAAATTATTACAATGTATGGGAAGATGTGGACCTAACGAAAATGGTTGGTTGCAATACAGTATTAGAGGGTAATTATTTAGTTCATAGCCTAACTGGACAATCCAAGAAAGAGTTTAAACAAGATTGTCACTGGACGTGTGATGAGTTGTATATTATTAAAGATATTTATGGTGGGTTTTTAGAGTTTTTAAAAGAGTAGGTGATATGATGCAACACTTTATTTATAGATGTGAGGTAACAGAATCGTACTGGAGCATTGACACACAAAGCTCTACGTGTTCTGACAGACACGTTAGAATGTATGGAGCCAGCGTATATTCTATGAGTACTTTATTAAACCTTGCTACAAGTGAAGATTTCACACTTTGGAAACAGGACGTTGATAAAATTATCGAAGATTACAGACTAAAAAATGATGATAAAACAGACACATGGTTGTTAGCAGTATAAACAGGAGGAATTATTATGTTGCAAAGTAAATATTTAACACAAGAAGGCATGGAAATTACGTTAAAAAAACTATATAACAATGGGTGGAGATATATCTTTAGAAGAGGATATATCGATGAATTTTATGTGTCGAAGGAAAAACCAGGTTACTCTGAAGAGGATGTACTCATTTTCGACCCAGAACATCAGGCTCGTTTGGGTAATATATTAATCGCACTTATAGCAGACGCCTTAAAAGGACGCAACTATGTTGAAATAGAGGACCATATTGATGAAGTTGATTGGTCTACTGTTAAAGTAGATACGCCTGTATTAGTTAGTTCATGTGAAGATGGGCAATGGACAAGACGTTATTTCGCTGGCTACAATGATGGAAAAGTGTATACATGGGACGGCGGTGCAACATCGTGGTCAACAGACGATGAAAATCAGATATCTTGGTGGACTTATGCAAAACTATCAGAAGATTAAGGAGGTTTACTTATGGATATGATTGTTAGAGATTGTGATTACCTAGAAACAGGAATTGATTGGGTATATTGTACAGATTGCCTTGCAGTAACAAAATGGGTTTATAATCGGTACGGTTCTCAATTCAGTTCGGCTACAAGCTGGAGGAATAATGAATTATTAGGATTGCGTGGTACTATATGTTCTAATCTGTCTGATTTTTACCAAGTTATAGAAGCATACAAATAAAAAAGTGGCGAGGATATTATTCCTCGCCTTTTTCTTTAGGTAATGTATTTAGTTTATCGATGAGTTCACGACTTAATCGACTACTTGTATCAATTACACGTTTATCATCTACTTCCTGTTTATCTACAGGTTTTAAACCAGCTCTATCGAGCCAATCTTTAATAGCTGTTACTTTTGCACTAGCTGGAGTATCTGGATTATAGATAACCTCTAATAACATATTAGCTACCTCATCTGCCTTGTCCATAAATTTCTTATCCATGCGTTGTTTGTATTCCGCCAATGCTTGCTGTACTACTACGCTTTCTTCCACGGTATTCCCCTTTGGTCTATATCCAGCCGCCTTTAGGGCTTCTGATTTACTGCCAGTCAAAATCTTTGTTTGTACATAAACCCTTTGTTTATGCGTTAAGCCCTTTACCTTTTTTCTTCCTGGTTTAGGCTTTCTCATATGTAACCGCCTTTGCTATTCGTTTAAGTTCCCATATACGCTCTACTAACTCATCGGTTGTATGCGTTGATGTGAACACGTATCCATTATTTAAAAGCAAGAATGAATTAGCTTGTCTGCCTTTAGTGGCACGCAATACTTTGTTATTGCGAAAGTATTTTCTAAACAATTCTTTTGAGGTTGATACGTTCATAGGCATGATAGCGTATACTTCTCTCATGGCTACTTTAAAGCCATATCCTAAGTCAAGATACATATCATTAATTGACATATAATCCCCTCTTTCTCAAATCAAAATAGGTATCGCCCATAAAAGGAGTGACCTTTTTGTTATGTTCATCACCGCTCATTTCTGCAATCCAGAACCCACTTAAACTAGGACGAATACCACTAGCTTTAAGGTAATTGGGGAACGTCTGAAAAGATGATTGACGTAATTCCCATACCTCTTTTACAATGGGTTTCTTCGTGTACTTATTATGCTCTATAGCCACTTTAGGCACGGCACTAGGTTCATGAAAATGTTCAAACCATGTAACATCTGCATTAAAGTAATCATAGTAGTTTTTAGTCTTGCGATTTTTATGTAAAATATGGTGAACGTAACAATTTTTATTTACGTTAAAGTATAACAAGCCAAACTCACCTTTGTATAAACTGCGATTACCAAGTAATGCACAAATCATTTGTTCGACGCTAATATAAGCGTCATTGTAGGCTCTAGCACCATGATTACCACCAATTACACCTAGTAATTGCCCACTCTCATATAAAGGACGAATATCTTCAACCAATGCGTATACCTGTTCATCACCGACTAATGTCTCTTCTAATACGCTACCCTTCGAGTGTTTTGTTGTGGTATTAGTGCTATCACCGCCAAGAATAACTTTGCAATTTTCGCCTAATTCTAACAAATTTTTCACTGTTTGCTGTAAATACTTACGATTATTTAAACCTTCATGTACATCAGACAGCACGGCTAACTGGCCATATTCGCTATCTAATCTACACTTCATAATGTGCGGTAGAAATGTCTCCGCTAATGCTTTTGTAGTCATGCACGCTCCTAGTTTTTTAGATATTCTTCTAAATTACCAAACTGTGCGTAATACAATGGCAATGCCCTTTTAATATTTTGTTTACAAGCTGATTTACAATTTTTAGCTGATGATTCTGTAATTTTATATTTCTTTGCACACTGCTTGATACTCATACCATAGATAACAGTATCTCTCCATACATACCACATCAATGGTCGCACCTGTTTTAAAAATACTTTTAGCCAACATACGAAGTGAAGTAACATCATGCGTTCTTCTTTACGTATGATGATTTTTTCTGGCGAATCGCCATATCTCTCCACCATTGCGGAAAGTTTATCAACTTTGCGATATTCTGCTACTGAATTGGTAAATTCCCAATTCCTCATAATAGCATTGATTTCTTCGACAGCACTATCGCCACGCTGTTCAAAAAGAGCCAATGCTTCTTGTATCATCGACTCTTTCATATTACTGTACCTCTACTATCTGGTGTGAGACCTTTAGGGCAACGGGATAGGTATCTACAACTTACGATAATACCTACCCCTATGTCCTTGCCTGTTTTCTTTTTTCTCTCACATGATTTTAAGTATCGTACATTTCTTGATTGTGTTTTCAAATATTCCTCTATGAGGTCTTTATTCTCTCCTAATACACCAACATTATAGAAGTCACCAGTATTTCCGTAGTCAACTACGAAATAGTGAACCATGTAACCCCCATTTAGTATATCGTAATATACTATTCTACAATGTCATACAGTTGTTTAAAAATCTCTGGGTCGCAAGGATATTGCTCGCCATTGACACCAGTGATAATCCAATCACCTGGGTTTGTTTTGACAATACCATTTAATGTAACTAGGTATTGCTCTTCTTTAGTTTCATAAGCTACTAATTGATTAGGTTTGTGAACAATTTTCTTGTACTCTGGGAAATTCTGAATTAATTCTAGCCCCAACTTAACAGTTTCAAGAGCATAATCTTGAGATAACGCACGAGCAATGCTACCGTGTTTTGGAACAAACTCTAAAATATCATCAGATACCATAAACTCACGAGTAGGAACATCAACACCGCTCACTACTATGCTATTATCTAGTTTACGCATTTCTGTGTAGCCTAATTGTAACAAACCGCCTAATACGTAAATGAATTGTTTTGTTGTCATAATTACCTTCTCCTTTGCTTTTCTAGGGTCTACAAATTTTACGCCATGTTGTTTGGCTAATCTGGCACGATTGTCTCGTTGCCCTTCTCGATACGCTTGTAATCGCATTTTCATATCTGCAATCTGGTCTTCGAGTAATTCTCCATAATCTCTATATCCCATATTATTTACCCGTGCTTCCAAATCCACCTTTACGAGGACCACGAGGGCAATCATTTGCTACTCTTTTGTATTCTTGGAAAATACCTTGTGCAATCTTATCGCCCTTTTTAACTACATAATCTGTAGCAGTGGTATTTTTAAGCAATACTTGAATATGACCTTCGTTATCTTCGTTATCGTAATAATCGCTATCCACAACACCAACACAATTGGCAAGCGTAATGCCATACTTACCAGCCAAAGAGGAACGAGGATAAATAGCTAGGAACTCATCGTCTGGGAGTAAAACTTTTAAACCAGTAGGTATTAGGACTGTTTCACCAGCCCCAACTACCACTGTTTCTGCTGACCTTAAATCATACCCAGCACTGAAATAGGTTTCACGCTTAGGTAATTCAATATCGGTGCCTTCATATAGCGATATAACTTTAAATTCCCTATTAGGTCGAACGTCGTTTGAAATTTTCATATCGTATCTCCTTATTTAAAGCTAAACATGCCATTCGTAATACCAGAATATGTAGGAAGTTTTCCGTCCCATTTTTCAACTTGTTTAAGTTGTACCATTTCTGGAGTTAAGCTAGAAGCCACTTGTGCATTGTAATAAGCTTCAGCGTCAGCTTGGATACGTTTAGCTTGTGCGTCACCTTCAGCGACTGCTACTTTTTTCTTAGCTTCTGCTTCAGCCGCAATTTTTTCGTATTCCGCTTGACGTTGTTTGTATTGAGCATTAGCTACTGCTTGAATTGCTTCTTTAGTAGCACTGTCTGGCTCTACTTTACCAAGGGAAGCTTGTTCAATAATAATGCCGTCTTGGTCAAAGAAAGAGGATACTTCTTTAAGTAACTCTTGGTTAAACTCTTCCTTCTTTTCCCCAACAATATCCATCATAGAGTAGTGAGAAGAAATGTTATTGGCAATACGTTGGAAGTTTTGCTTCATATACCCATACTCAATAATGCTATCATCTTGGCCTTTAAATTTATTGTAAATATGTGGCAAAGAATCTTGGTTCATATGGTATGTGACCTGGGCGTCTACTTTAATTGTCTTGCCGTCTTTCGTACCAATGACGATACTATCGTCTACATCTTTACGGTCTTCGTGAGTGCCATCAATATAATATGCTAATTCTGTGCTTACTGGGTACTCAGTGACACGTTTCCATGGGGCAACTACATGCCAACCTTGGTCCAATGTTTCTTCTTGAATACCGCCGTCCATTTTATTGAATACAACACCAGCATGGCCAGCTGAAATCATGTACGTAGTATTGTAGATTAATCCAAATCCAACCAAGACTAACACACCAATACCAACGAGTTTTGCACCTAAACTATTCATGTTCATTCCCTTTCTTAATTTTATTAGCTATATAATTGAAGGCTTCTACCAACTCTGTCTGATAGACAGTGGCTAGAATTAGCCATACAATAAATAAAACAAAAATTGTCCATAACATACACATAACCTACTTCACCTTATTAACAGCTTCTACAATCATATTGACGTAATCCTGTACATTCGTTTTGACAAAATCATTTGCACCTTGGATATTGTCAACTGTAACAATGTTTGCAACAGCCATTGCTATCAGAGTATCTTTATCTGGGATAAAGGCTTGTAACATAAATGATACAATGGTCATAATGCCAACAATTTTCAATAATTTCAAAGCACCTTTTTGTTTTGTCTCTGCTCGTCTATTGTATTCATCACCGCACCCATCACAAGGTGACTCTATATAATAGTAACCACCAACAATAAAGCAAGCAACAAACCCAAGAAAAGCTATTAAACCTAGTGCGAATTTTAGTGGATTTACAATACCAGCAAAGTATATAAACCAAGGACTAATAATCGGTTCCATATTTATCTCCTTTTAACGTCTCTTCGTCTATAATCTTTTCAAAGTTGTCTAATGCCTGTAAAAGTAAATACTCAACTAATATCCAGTTCTTACCTCTATCAGTTAACTTACCTTTACCTTCTTTGTGTACATCGGCTCGTATTTTAGCACCACGAGCTAAGTCAGCCAAAGTATCACGTTCTCTAACGATTTGTAGTTTACCATCGTCAAGATAATCACGGATTAAAGAGTCCAAACGAAGCCAAAACTCTTTGTAGTATTCGGCGTCAGTCAATTCTCCATCTAGGTATTTACAAACATGCGTATCCATTTCGTCATTAAGGCGTTGAAATGCCATTCCTAAATCCATTTTATTCATGTTAATTCACCTCTTACTGGTTCTTTTGGTTTCTTTTTATGTGATGTAAAGTCACATGATAATTCCTTGCAGTTTTCACACATACCAAGCATTTCTAAATTACATAAACTAGGATATACATAATTCAAACGCTCATAAATGGAACGTGCTAATTGTCTATGCTCGTCACTAGCTCGTTTGCATAATCGTTGTTTCAGATACTCAAGCCAACATCTTAAATTACCAGTCAAGGACAATTTAACGTTAGTTCCTAATGGTAATACATAGGACGCTTGCTCAACACTTAACCCAGCATTACGTAAGTTATTGAACATGGTGACTGACGTCTCATATGCAGTACTTAACAGTGATTTCTGTTTACTTGTTAGTGAAGTAAAGTCCGTAAAAAAACCATTGACAGTAATATCCATGCCACGGGTTGATTGCACTGTAGGACTAAAATGTCGGTGACGACTTAGCTGTGCTAACACTTTTTGACTACATGTAATGTCAATGGACACCATAATATGTTCTAGCAACGACCAGTGACCAGATTTGCACGCTTTGATTAAAGAATCTAGCGTGCATTTCTTACCATAACACTTGCTCATTGCATTAATGGCAACATCTGGTTCTGTATAATGTTGTAATTCTACGTTATTCATCATGCTTCAAATTGAGCCTTATCTTCAACGTATTTTTCAAGTTTGATACGAGCTACTTGGATATCATTAGCAAAATCTTCTAATAAATATCCTAGTTGTTCATCTTGACATTCGCCAATCACTTCTTGAACCAATACTTGTAGTTGGGAGTAAGAATCATAGACAGATACTGCTGACATAATGTCTTGCATTTGTTTACTGATTACTAATTTTCTCATAGTATTTCCTCCTTTAGTGCATACGATTAATTATCGTAATGATATACATAATCGTCATAATAAGTTCTAAACCAATTGCTGTTACTAACAAGCCTAGTGTAACACGTACCCACTTATCCAATCAAATCACCTTCAATTCCGAAGTAGAGTTGTTGATGTACAGGAGTTGGGTCATCTTCGATTAGAGAATGGTGTGATAATTCACTGCGTACTTTAATCGCTGGCTTTGCAATTTCGATAGCGTTCTTGATAGCTTTTTGTACGTGTTCGTAATGTGTTTCAGAGTACCAACGAGTCGAGTTACAATTAAGACCACAAATACAAAGAACATCGTCTTTGCGTGAACAATACGGAACTAACTCATCAGAAACAAAACCAACGAATCGATATTGAGTCTCACCATTCCATTTACGTTTTTCGATATTAACTTCCACATATGCTGGTTCGAAATCATCTGGCACGAACCAAAGTTCATAAAACATATGATGTGGACCATAGTCAATGATTACACGTTCATATTGTTGACCTTGCACCCATACCTTATTGGCAAACAATCGTGTATGCTCTGGTTTGTAATTGTGTTTACTCCACCAAGCCCAGATACTTGCATATGCATAGTCTTTATTTTCAAAACTAGCGATAAAACTGCGTTTATGTTTTAAGCAATTACGCCATACTACTAATACTTTCATTTGCCCTCCTACAACACTATTACGTCTAACCATTGTCTTCCAAACTCAATTGCTTCTTCATACGTATCAACAAATATATCTATAGTCCCAGAATACCCACCACCAAATCTATCAGCTACTACATATTCTCGTCCATTGATAAGAACATGTGTGCCTAAAGGCAAATCGTCGCTTGCTACAGCTCCGACATATGGATATTCACCATTCGCCATAACTCCACCAGTATGTGTGTAAGCACTTACTTCCATTACTTGAGCATGTGCTACACTACCTAGTAAAGCCAATATACTAATTGCTAATACGAGTAATAATCTTTTCATATTTCCTCCTTTAACGAATATAACCGCATACAGGGAAAGTAACTTATGGCTGAAAGGAGTTAAGAACCACAGTATTACTATCCCCAAACGGTCTGGCGGTCTCAACGGGATTTGAACCCGTAGTCTTCACCTTGACAGGGTGACGAGATAACCCTTACTCCATGAGACCATGTGGAAGCGGAGATGGGACTTGAACCCACACTATACGAGCTTATGAGACTCGTGTCTCTGCCATTGGACTACTCCGCAATGTTGGTAGTGGTGCTAGGGATTGAACCTAGAATAGAAGAGTCAAAGTCTTCTGTGTTGCCATTACACTACACCACAACGTTGGTACCCCTAGTAGGACTCGAACCTACATAACCTTGGTTCTAAGCCAAGTATGTTTGCCAGTTTCATCATAGGGGCATATGGCGCAGGCAATAGGAATCAAACCTATATCTTCGGTTTTGGAGACCGACGTGTTGTCACTACACTATACCCGCATGGAGCCACTTTCTGGAGTCGAACCAGTACCAAATGTTTACAAGACACTTATTCTAGCCATTAAACTAAAGTGGCATGGTGCCGTTGGGAGGATTCGAACCTCCGAAGCTATAAGCGACAGATTTACAGTCTGTTGTCTTTATCCATCTTGACTACAACGACATGGCTCCTGAGAAGGGACTCGAACCCCTAACATTCTGGTTAACAGCCAGACGCTCTACCATTGAACTACCCAGGAATACAACACCACTACATATGGTCGGTATCGAACCCACCGTCTACTCTTTGCAAGAGTTGTTTTACCTGTAAACTAATACGTAGCTGTTGTGTGGTACATACAACCAAACACCCATGGTGCGTTCGGTCCTTTACGACAGTATATAAGTGCCGAATGGTGACCCGTGGGGGAATTGAACCCACCGTTCTCGCTGTGAAAGAGCGATGTCTTAACCACTTGACTAACGGGCCATGTGTAACGCCTATCCTAACTGGGAAACCCTTGAGTAACCCAGTAGGCAATACCAAATCGTAATTCAGTATTAAGGCTCTGGAGGAAGGTATGAGATTTGAACTCATGATTGCTTTTTAGACAATGCCTCTTTAGCAAAGAGGTGCAATAAACCTGGCTCTGCCAACCTTCCATATATGGTGGAGAATGTTGGGGTCGAACCAACATCTTCTACTGCGTACACTCTGAACCGTCATATTTCTGGAGTCGAACCAGTATGCTGAACCTCATAGTGCTTTACCTTTAAGCTAATTCTCCATATGGAGGAGAGTGTGGGATTCGAACCCACGGAACATTTCTGTTCGACAGTTTTCAAGACTGTTGCATTAATCCAGGCTCTGCCAACTCTCCGTGTAACAGCCCAATTAAGAGCTGTACATTGTAAACCATGAATAACCGATAAGTTTGGAGTGACTACATATGTCATGCAGTATTATAAAAGTATTGTTGTAATGTCTGCCACGCTGACAACATCTAGCCAGACCCTGGCAAAACAGGAAATCCGTGGATTTGATAAGCGATTGAAGATTGATGATTGAAAGCTTAATACGAATGATTAATCTAGTTTAATGATTAAGGGCTTATAATTAAGGCTTAAAGATTATAGATTACCACCCACGCTTGTATACTCATCTACTTACAAAGCGTTTAGAACATGTCGTTCTAACCAATTTTCTTGTATCCTTTTTATCAGAAAGGGTAGTTAGCTGTTTTCTAGTAAAGGTAGGTGCAGAAACAGCTCACTGCGAACAAAGACACCTGGGTCACATTCAATGTTGACCGACAATACAACAATAAAAGTCTAATTAGTATTCAACTGTGATTTCTGTAACTTCGGTCGCATGACCTAAGATAGAATCAATTTCAGCTAAATAGTTTTCGATGTATTCTTTGAATGACATCAAGTTTTCAGCTAATTTATTAGGGTCTAATAATTCAACTGCATATTGGTCTCGTAATTCTTTTTCACGTTCTTGACGAACTTTACCAGACGCTTGTGTTACAGAAGAAAATTCTTGGTATAAACGTTCTGTAACTTTATCATCAGCATGACGTTCTGCTGATTGATATTCTTTAGAGTTTTGCAATACTGCTCGTTGCATATCTAAAACTACTGTTTGCAGTAAGTCATTTAAGTATTTCTTACGAGCAATCGCTGAAGCGAAAGAAATATTTTCTACTTCATCAGATTGTTTATCGACACCAATAAACTTCTTAACGGATACTGTGTTAGTAGCATTGGCTTGCATGATAGCATTTGCTAATGCTTCACGACGTTTCAATTTATCATTCAAAGATTGGAAACGTGCCTTTGCATCAGAAACCCAGTCTTTTTGTTTCAAACCGTCGATTACTGTTCTATTAGATGTAGCTACGGCTACAAACTTAGTAGAAGATAATTCGGCAATTTGATTATCTAACACTTTCTTTTGTGTTAACGCTTTTCTAATTGTCATTGTTTCTTTTACCATTCTGTATCTCCTTATTCACTAAAGATTAACATATAAGTGAAGTTGTATTGGCGTGGACTCCAGTGTTTCTCAACTTCTGTATTCATTATACCATCGCAACTTCACTATGTCAACACTTAAATGTGAAGTTTTTTTACAAATTTTTAACGAATAGGGCAAACGCCTTGTGAACACTCTGCTCTATCGTCTAAAATTTCAAATTCTTTACCCATATTACGACTACTTAATTCCATAGCATTGAGCAAATCTGGGTCGAATGGCTTCATCTTAGATTTTAGTTCTTCGTATTCTTCCTTTGTACACTCTTCATAAGGCATTAAAGGATAATACGTAGAGTTTAATTCTAAGAATGTAACGCCTAACATATCGTCCCAATGGTTATATACAAAGTCTTCTACTTCTTCCCACTCATCTGGTTTAACAGTAATAGTGTTGGAAGTATTCATGTCTGTATAGAACTTCTGGAACAAGATATATTCTTTGAGTTGTTCCACTGCTGGAATATCAGCTTTTGTTACTTCTGAAGGGCTATGTACAGGAAAATCAATTACTAATGTAGTAGCTGTTTCCATGTCTTGCCCTACTTCTGGGTGTATTTGCCAACCTAATTCCTTAGCTGTTAAAGCTAACGGGTCGTGTGCATTAACACGAATACGTCTAATGAAGTATGGTGAATGTTGCCAATGTACCCCTGGTGATACACCATTCGCTACCAGACTTAATGAACCCTCTGGCTTCAAAGCAGTCATAAGTAATGGAACAGGTGTTTTTAGTTCACTAGCGATATCTTCGCCAGCTTCATGGATTACATTCCGTAACCATTTTAAAATACCAGCTTTGCCACCAGCTCTTACAAATGTATCGTTAGACATTTTAGCAATAAAGTCTTGCCAACCTGTCATAGAACAACCTGTTAATCTATCACGATGATGTGCTACATTCCAACCTTCTAGTTCCAAATCTACACAAGTCATGCGGTAACCAGCACGAGCCGATAAGACAAAGGCTTCTTCTAAGCTATCCCAGTCAACATTACCTTGCTTATCTGCAAATGCAACCATATTAACTGTTGTTAAATTACAAACAGCGTTAGGTGGCAATATAATTTCACAGCATGGATTGACACCAGCAAAATCAGCACGTCTACGTTTTGCTTCTGCTACGTTGATAATGCCAGGTTCACCAGATGTGCGAATAGAGTTAAACAACTCATGTATTTTTTCACGACTAGGACGTTCTTCTTGGAAAATACTATTATTACTCATGTATCTATGTTCCATACCAGGTTGAATATTATCCTTAGCATGTACACATTCTTCATCATGTGGGTCAATAATGGCAATTTCCGCCGTTCTTCGCACGCCCCCAACAACTACATTTTGTCCAATTAAATTGCATATATCTAAACAATGGATAGGTCTTAATTTCCCGTTCACAGGTTTAGAGGAGAACAACCCCTCTTGGATTACTCTATGAATTTTTGTAAACATATCCATAATCGACTCGTAACCACTAGCGGTTCCGCCAAAATTAGAAAGAGTAGCACCTTTAACACGAATTTCTGTGTAATCTAACATAATATGAGACGGAGCGTCTGGTTCTACTAAACATAATAGATATGCTTTTAAAGCGTCAACCCAACCTTCTTTGCTATCACCAATATGAATGATACGCATATCTCCGTCGGTTTCAACGTAAGTGTTTTCTCTGCCTTTTTGTTTAGTAGAATGTTTGTTGTATTGGTGGTGCAAAATAACATTCTGTCTAAAACATGGTAATTCCTTTACATCGCTAGGTAGAATACGTACACCAACACCAGTGCCAACCATTAACAGATAGAATAAATCACATAATGATTTAATACTATCGATTACCACGAAAGAGCAGTTAAAGTTAGCTAACTTCGTTTTTTTGCTGGCTTCACTACCGCCAATCCATAATGAACGACCACTGATGAATTGTTTTAAATTAAACATGTTATAGAACAAACGTTGTGCTTCGTAAGCAGAAGTGGGTGCCAATGAACAGTTGTATTCAACAGCTCTAGCACATGTTTCTTTCCAAGTCTCACGTCTACCTTCCTCTGGCAACCAGCGAGAATATGTTCGATAATATACAAGCTTCGCTAGATTTTCCATATGTGAAGGAAAATCTGGATAGCTTTTAAGGAATTCTTCTCTCAATAAGCTCATTCTTTATGGTACCTCTCCACTAACTCACACTCTTTTTGTTTCCAAAAATGACTTTTAGGACCTAAAATTGAGTAAGAAAACTCATCTGTCTTTGGGTCATACTGGATTGATTGTATTGTAATGACACCCTTTGGTGTTTTTACTTTGTCATACATATTAAATTTTTGGACGCCCATATAAATCCTCCAATAATTTAACTAGCGTACGCAAGACAACGCCGAATGATACGCCCCATACAGTAGGTACCAACCATGTAATCAAACTATGTTCCTTCATAAAAAAGTACGGAACAAAAGACAACCACGCTAGTAAACAGGCTATCACGCACGCTCTAATGAGAGGAGGAACTAGATTATCATATATCCAATATAATAAATCTTTCATACTCTATCTCCTATCTGATACGAAAAAATAACAGCATTATCGTAGATTACAATAAATGCCATATACTGTTCTGAAACAGCAACGAACAGGTTTGCCCCATACGTACGAGACAACTCCTGTCCTGTCCTGTAAGCTAAAGCTTGTAATTGATTAAATACGTCCGACAAGTTTATCATCTCCTACTGGCTGACGAGTAGCACGGCATACATTTTCAAATATTAGTTTTGAATCAAAATACATACGCGATAAATGTTTCGCTGTAGCGTCAACGTAGCGTTGAGATTTTTGAATATCAGACACTCTCTCCCATGCGTCTAATACATCTGGGTGTTGTGTAGATATTCTATCTCCCTCATTAACTTTTGTAGAAGATTCCCTACTTATCTTTGCTTGGAGTGCTTTAGCTCTACGTTCGTAGTCCATTAACGACTTGCCTAAATCGGCTGACACTTTTTCAAAACTCGCCTGTAAAGCAGAAGCGTCTTTTAAGATAGCAAATGCCATAGAAGCGTCTGTCTCATCTAATGCGTCAAACGCCGCATAAATTTGTTGGTAATTGTCATTCAACTTAGCAAGGGCATTAAACATACATTACTCCTTCGCTCTTGTATTAGCTTTGAAATCCATGCGTAAAAGTTCAATAAATTCAATTGCTTCAGATTCTGTAGCACAAGTTTTAATAGGTACTTGGAAACCATTAGGCAACATGCCTTTTACTTTGTATTCAAATACTTTATTGCGGTCTTCTTTGTCTGGAATGTTTGCTACATATACAGACACCACATCTACAAGTTTTTTACCATCTTCAGTTAAGATAATCATCTGATTCTACCTCTTCCTCATACATAATCTTTTCTATCTTACGTTCAACCATACTGGTCCACATGCGAAGATAGATACAACATTCATCTTTAGACGCAACTCCTAGTGTTAACGCTAAGTCAACAGTGTCAATAGGATTGTCTGTGCAAGAAGCTAAATCCTCCAAGCACAGACCTCCATCGGTTACATCTCTTAATTCTGTGATAAACACAATATCACTATCATGTTCATCATAACTTGATACCAACCACATCGTAGTTGATGGCTGGTGCAAAATAACCTTATTCTTTTCCATGCACCATTTCTGGGTCCACAGCAAGAACTGTTAAACCTTTAGCTATAGCTAGAAGTAACACATCTTTACTGTCTTCGCCAGCCCCTTTGATAATGGATTCGATTAATGCACAGCACCCCATAACCAATTCCATACCAGTAATATCTTTAATTTCGACAGATGAAGATGTCGCAAACCCTGTGCGTTCTTCGTTGATAACTGCTTTGAAACTTACAGATAAACCATTTTCTTTTTCATTTAGACGTTCTGCTGATTGTGCCATAATTCTTCTCCTTAATAAAAAACAGTCTGTCACAATATGGTCTTGAAATAACCACTATATCGCTATCATCTTGTTCAAAATACTTATGAACAATCTTAAAGCCTTTATCCTCTATCTCATCGGCAACTGCTAGTTCTACGCCATTAATTAAAGCATGAAACAAATCTTGCCGAAGAAGATACGCAAAACCTTTAATGTGTATTACACCAGATTCTGCTTTTTTATACCATGTATCAGAGTTGACATTACGTTTCGATTCAATGGTATAGACTTTATCACCAATCGTAGCTTTAATATCTCCACGCATTTTCTCTACCATCTCATCGTTAGCTAATGCTTTGATAATATTTGCTGATTTTAACGCCCCAGACATTGGTACTAGATTAGCTTCTATTCCAATCTTTTCTAACCATGCGACTAACTCACGTTCAGCATTTCGACCATTACGACGATTGCTTTTACCACGTTTACTAGCAGATGATAATTTCTTACCCTTATGTTCTAGTTTTCGTTTTAATTTATTCTCCTCTTGGCGAGGAGACAAGATTGACTTGTCCTTTGGCGAATACAATCCGTAATTATCACATATCCAACACTGGTCTTTCATGGTCCTACAGTTTTTAACAACCTTGCAATTCTTCATCTTTATCACTTAGAATCGCTAGACCAAGTAAACAATATACAACTACATCATATAGACGTTCTTTTGCGTCTGGTAATGTTGTACCATGTTGAAGTAGTGCCAGGTCATGTTTGTCTTTAAACTGCATACAAGTTTTGAAAGCACCTTCTTTGGTAACTTTACCGAACTGACGTTCCGCACTTTCTTTAAAAGCAGTAAGGACATCATCTTGATTGGCGTATTGTTTGTTTTTCATCAAAAACAATTGTGCAATTTTACACAAGTGATTAGAACACAAACTGTCAAAATCATCGATATTAATCGTTTTCATGTTTCTTTCCTTTCTCGCAAAACTGTGCAACGTTGCAGTATCTTTCACACTTAGTTCCTCCCCATGTTTCTGAATGTCGGCATGGCGGTGGCATAGTCTTTGTTTCTAATGCCTTCACTAAATCACCAGCCTTTTTCTTCATATATCTTTCGACCCACACATCGCTAATCTTATTAATTGGTACTAAATAACCAGGGCTAGTAATACCACGTTGCGTAGCAATATATGTATTGCCGTCACGTACGATTACTTCACACACTAGATTAGCTACAGGTTTCTGTAGTTCCTTTTCTATCTTCATACGATAATCATTTAATTGGATTGCTAAATCAAGGCGATGTCTTGGTCCACCACTTCGAATCTCATTGCGAAATTTAGGTTGACCTTTCTTAGTACCTGTCTTATATACTTCGCCAGTTGGCACACGCTTTGTATATAGACCAAGTACTTTAGCTACTTTCCAACTTCCATAGGTTTTATTATCATAAAGAGTTCCACCATTTTCAGCTGAATAGTAATCAAATGCACCAGTAGAAGTACCGTCATCAAGGCGAACTTCTGATATGCCTTCATCATCTGTGTACTTTTCTAAGTAATCATGTACTTTCGTACCATGTAACATAAAAAGAGATGACTTAGGGTCAATAGCATATTCTTTTGTAATTTTGAGATAATTCTCTCGTGTTCCAGCAAGTAATTGTGTTGTGCTAGGTGTTCCAGTCCATTCACGTTGGTCTGCAAGAGCGATTAACGTACGTTTAGATAGGCACCTACCAGCTGGACAATATAACTCACCAGTATTTGGATTAACTTGTCCTTCTAATCTGCATGCAGTTAGACATTCGTCTATGCCAACTTCGTGACCGTCTGGACAAATATATTTTGTGTATGGCATTATATATCGTCTCCGTATATTAAAACACATTGTTTATTTTCAGTTTTGTTATAGTCATCACGCATATTGTCACGATAAGTATCAGCGATAGAACTTCTTAATGGATTATAGTCGTTATAAATCTCAACTTGTACTACCATATCTAACGGATACTCCATCAACTGATTGATTAGTTGTCTTACAGTCACGGTTATTTCCTCAATTCTTTGTTATTATCAGCCAATAGCAAAATACACGTTTTCCCAATGTCTGACTTCCTATATTCTGTTCGTGGTTTATCTGGAAGAATATCTGTTATATTACCTTGACAATAATCCCAAGAGTAACTAGCACCTACTTGAACAACAGTATTTTTTGGGTATTCTTGTAATTTTTCTATTAATTGTTTTACTGTCATTGTTTTTCTCCTTTACTTATAAGTGAAGTTATATACGTGTTTAAATCTATTTTCTAATAACATTATACATCTTATCACTTGACTTGTCAACACTTATTAGTGAAGTTTTAATCAAATTGTTCTTCAAGTAAAGACGTATTGTTATTGTATTTGAGTTCCATACGTATTGGACCATAGATACCATCACGAGCTTTTTCGACTTTCATACGAGTGATATTTTTTAACTCTTCTTGCTTTTGTAAAGAAAGCCCTGGCTCTTTTTCTGGTCTCCATAACATAATAATAACGTCACCACTAGCTTCAATGTCGCCAGTCATACGCAATAAATCCATAGTTGGTTCGTTATACGTATTGGCACCACGGTTTAATTGACTCAACATGACGAGGATAACATTGTATTTCTTAGCTAACCCCTTCATTTTTAAAGCCTGTTCAGAAGCTCCTTCATACGTGCTAGCACCCTTGAGATACGTAAAATAATCAACAGCCACTATATCGACTGGACCACCTAATGTGTTTTTTCTATTAAGAGCAACAATACGATGTTCAATCTCGTCGATATTAAGGTTATTGTTATCATATATCACAAGACGTTCTGATAATTTAGCTTCTACTTGTGCAATGCGTTCATCGCCATTCATCACAAGTTCTCGTACATCTGCCAGACGTATTCGTAATATCTTGGCTATAATACGTTCCATAACCTTTCCTTTAGACATTTCTAAAGAAAAGAATACAGTCCGTGCTTTATTTTTAATTACTTGACGTAATAGATACTCAATTAACCAGTCTGTTTTACCAGCACTGGAATAAGCACCAACTATCATCACTTGACTTTTAACCATGCCACCTATACATTTATCCAAGTTTTGGAAATGAGTTTTGTATTCCCCTCGCATGTACAGATTCTTTAAATCAGAGATAGCTTCAGTAGTCGTAGAAGCCTCTTGAACTAATTCGTCAGTATCTTCTTGATAGCTGTCGAAAAAGTCTTTTAATTCAGCAAATTCACGATTCCAACGTTCACATAACTTCTTAATGATATCAGCTTTGAATAACGGATTTGAAACTGTTTTTAAGAAATCATGAGCTACGTCATATTCGTCCTCTTCTGATTTACAATTATCTAGCATAAGCCATAATACATACTTATCAATATGTATTTTTGGTAATGTACTTACATCAATACCAGCCTTTAAAGCATCATTGAAGTCTTTAATGCCTTCTGGTAATTGCAAAACCCTAACTGCTATACGTGGCAAGATTTCACGGAAATAATCTCTAACACGTGGGACACGTTTAATACCTTCTGCATCATTGTCTGGACAATAAATAATTGTAGGTATTTTTCTCAATGCTCGTGTTAATGTCCTTAACTGGTCTTTATGAACCTCATTGCCACAATAAGCTACTGTAGCTAGTCCCATTTGGTGGCCGCTGATTGCGTCCATATAACCTTCAACCATATAAAGCTCATCTTTATTTTTAATTTTGATAGCTTGGTCTAGGTTATACAACAATGCAGATTTATCATACATGATATTATTTCTACTATTGATGTATTTAGGACTTTTATCAAACTGTCTACGAGCGATGGCAACAGGTTGACCATATTCATTACGGATAGGAATTACCAATGTATCATTATCAAAGCCAAGTTCAAAGGAAGAAATAGTTTCATCAGTAAAGCCACGCTTATGTAAATAATCAATGACTTTATCAAGTTGTCCTTTAGCTCTGTCAATAATAGCTCTATGTGTATCTTCCACTTTCACAGCCTTACGCCAATCTTCATCAGCGTCAATATTAATATTAGCTTCGTGTGCTAATTTTTTAATAGCCATAGTACGAGATATATCATCGTAATCACTTACAAATTGAATTATATCTCCACCGCTTTCACAAGCGAAACAATAATAACTGTTTGTTTGAGGATAGATAACTAAAGGTGTTCCCTCATCACTTCCGTGAATAGGACATCTGCCTTCGTACAAAGAACCTTTTGGTCTTAATTCTGTGAATCTGCCTATGTATTCTACTATGTCTATTTTTGTTTTTAGTAGGTTCTCTACACTCATATATACCTCACATATTCATTAACATGTCAAAAGAAAATGCGTCGCTATGTTGCGTTTGCTTAGGCGTTTGTTGTTTCGCTTCTTGCCAACGTAACTCTGTTTGACGAGCCTTAGCTGATTTAACAACATCATATAATGTCATTTCTTGGTGACCATCTTTTGATTCCAAGTAGTCAAATACGATGTTAACGATATCTGGGTCTTGTTTATAGAAAAACCCTCGTGTTAACCAAAATTGTCTACTAGGTTTACCACCTTGGAAAGCTTGCTCATTTGTACATTTCCTAATATACAACAATGTTGTTTGTTGTAATTTTTTAGCGTATGTCATATATACCACCTCATTTTGCGATAATATATGTTACCTCATTCTGGCCATGCTTCTTTATATCGATGTCATCGATAGTTTGCACAGCAGAAAAGCTTGAACAAATAACATTTACCTCACTATCTAAATCGTTTACATTTCTTACTAAGTTATTAATCAGTTCTCTTACAGTCATTGTTGTTACCCCTTCACAACACCAAAATACACGTACAACGTCGCAGTTTGTAATTTAATACCTGGTTCACATTGGATTGGATTATGTAATCGTTTACTAGACGATACAATATATCCATCTTTGCTCAGTATGTCTAAATGAGTATAGATAGTATTACGGGCCAGACCACCCATATCTTTACCCATTGTATCGATATTAATAGGGGAGCATTTGACTCCCCCAATTAATACACCGTTAGCTGTTTTAGCTTTTACATAGCCATGTAAGACAGCTGTCGTAGGTCCATACTGACTTAAAATAGCTGGATTGACTTGAATTACCATGGTGCGTTTTCTGTACCAGCTCCATGGGTAGCAACCCATTTATTAGCCGCTTCTTTCATGTCTGGTTTTTGAGCGTTTTTAGCTAACCATTCGATATAATCGATTGGAATTTCAGAGAAATGTTTACCGTTGTGTTTACCGAATGTTACCACAGGGTCTTCTCCTAAATTAGAAGCCTGTGTTGGTTCTGTGTATACGGGTACGTCGTCCCAATCTGATGTAGTTGGTTCCATAGTGTTTTCCGTTTTAGCAAACGTTTCTGGATATTCATAACCATCTGGCAATGCCCATACTGGTAATTTAGGTGTTTTAAATTTACCTTTATCGTCAGTTTGTACCCAAGTTTGACCTAAGCCATATAGGTATCGACCAATACCAAATTGAACAGCGGCACGTTTAATGGCACCAGAAGCACCACCTTTAATAGCTTCGAAGTCTGTTAAGTTTGCTACATCTTGACGAGTAACTACTTTTACATTACCTTCTTCGTCTTCAATGCGAAGAGTTAGAGTACATACAAAACCTTTATAATCGGTATGATTGCCTTGTTTATCTAACTTAGCAGATACACCCATATCGATAGGTTGCAAATGCATGTCCCAGTTTGCTGGACCTACAGCTTCATCTAATCTGTTCATTACGCCACGAGCAGTAATATAAGCTAACACTTGGCAAGAACCATTTTTCACGAATTTTTGCGGACGCCATTCAACATCATCTGGGTGAAAAGGCTTTGCTAAAATGTCGAATACTTGTTTTACATAAGTTGAATCCATGTTATTCTCCTTGTCTTAAAAACACTTATAAGTGAAGTTATTTATAATAAAATAGCCGACTAAATGTCAGCTACATTACCATACGTTACTAAAGGACGAGTTACCTCGTATATAATACCACCTTTGGAAATACCAGAATCTACACCGCTATGAAGTATTTCAACTGCTTCTTCGAGTGTGTCAATAGATGTGTCAAAATGATTTTCCATTCTTAATAAAAAGAACGTTTTGTTGTTCTCGCCCATTGTATCACCTCATCTTCTTTAAACCTCATAATACGAGGGCTTAAATGATAACAGGGTAAACCATGACGATAAACAAATCGTCTGACTTGTTCTTCTGATACTGATAATAATTTCGCTATATCTTTTGTTTTTATCAATTCCATTTTACTAACCCCCTTTGTTGTTTCTACACTTACTATACACCTAACACCACTTGTATGTCAAGTATTGTGTTGAAAAATTTTTGACAAATTTTGATATACTATATATGAGGTGATAATATGGCAAAGCGTAGAGGTAATCAAGACGGCACATTTTACCAACGACCAAATGGGACTTGGTGCGGACAAATAATGATTAATAATAAACGTTATACAGTGTACGCCAAAGGTATACAAGAATGTAGACGTAAACTTAGAGATAAAATTAATACATTAGAAGAGTTTAAATCGTCGTCTATCTTATTCTCAAAATACGCAAACCACGTAATACAGGACCAATTATCAAAGCAACTAATTAAGGCCTCTACTGCCAATGTAAAGAAAAGTGTTGTTCGTCGATTTATAGAAGCAGTTGGTGATATACCATTAAATAATATTAATAAGGACATAATTAACACATTTACGGCTCATCTTATTGGCAAAGGTTGTACTCGTAATACAATTAATACATGTGTCGGAGGTATATTATCAATTATTAATGTTGCGTACCAAAACGAATTGATACAATTCCCTATACATACATCTCTAATCAACAAAGGTCCTCAACAGCGTAGGCAAAGAGAACTACCAGATATTAATGATGTAAAGGATATTATCGAAACCTACAAAGATAAAAGAAGATTATTTTTGTATATACTTTTATATACAGGTTTACGTGGAAACGAAGCCATTGTACTTAATTGGGGAGATATCGACTTTAATAGTTATAAAATATATGTCAATAGAGGGTATGCTAAAGTAAATGGTGAATACATTGTATCTTCTCCTAAATCAAATCGTATTGGAGAGTTTGTACAATTTTCACAAACACTATACGATATATTCCAACAATACCAACCTGGTGATGGCTGTATATTTCCATACACTACAACGAGGTATACACTAGACAATATCAGACAATCATTTAAAAACAAGTTATCTAAATATGGCTATAAAGGTGGACTACATATGTTACGCCACTTACATGCTAGTATCTTGTTAAGTAATAATATAGATTTAAAAACGATACAAAGCCAATTAAGACATCAGAATATAGATACAACAAACAAATACCTACATGAACTGAAAAACGATATACGGGAAAGTATAAAACGTTTACGTTTCTAATGCAGTATAATTGCAGTAACTATATCTGCAAAGCCAGATATTATCTAAATAATTGATTAAATCTTTAAAATCATGTATAATTTTAAA